TCATGCGTTCCACAACCTCAGTCGCAGAACGGGCTGACATATTGTCAGGCGGGAGAGATTCGTCCAGCAGAGTCTTCTTAATGTTCATCCGCAGGTCGTTAATGATGATCTGGGATACATTGAAGTCACCAGCCCGAGGCAAGGCACGCAAGGATTCACCTTGAGGGCCACCATTACGAGCTACCGGGATGATTGCACCCGGAACAATGCGAACAGTTTGTGGGTTCAGAACACCATCATCGGCTGCGGTGTAAACACCTGTGATTGCCAGTGATGCATTTTTCAATAGCAACTCAAGCGTCTTATTCAGAGTCTTGATGTCTGGCAGTGCGCTAATCACAGGGCCACGACCGTAGATTTCGCCAGCTACTTTCATAAAGCGGCTGACTACCCAAGGACTCGTCTTTTTGCGGCGATAAACCAGCTCAGATTTTGATTCCTTGTGGATTACATGGTAGCAATAGTCACCACGGTCATAGTCATAGACTGTAGCCTCAATCAGCTCAATTTCTTCTGTGGGCTTGTCGTCAATCTTGCGCTTCAGGTCAGCAGGGATTTCTGCATCCTGCCATTGCTGCTGGATAGACTCACCCTTGATACGCATACGGCGGTACACATTGTCCACCTGACCGTTTGCACCTTCTTCAAATGCCACAAGATATTGTGGTACAGGAATGAAATTGATTGGATTAACCGCATCGCCAGGCTGAATCAGCATAACGGCTGTGCCTACAGACAGATCCAGCAAGAACTCGCCGATAGCGATGTCAAAGTTAGACTGCTTTAGTACGGCAAACATCTTTTCGTTGTAGATGTCCAATGCCTGCTGTACTTCAATCTTGCGCTCATTCGGCACATCAGAACCAGGCTCTAACTTGCACCACTTACGCTGCGGCGGGAAGATGCCGGATTGCATACGGTTCGCAAAACGCTGAGTAGAGTTGATTGCCGTAGAGTCAAAGACTCGGTTCATCTTGCGGCGACCGCCTACCTTGCCTTCGTAGTAACCGTCATACAGATTACGCTGAGGCAGAGCAAACTCATACGCATCTTCGTACAAGTCACGGAAGTTTTCTTTGCGGGTCTGAGCGAGCTGATGGCGTTTCAGAAGCTGCTCTACAGTGAGTTTCATTGGTTTCGCCATCACAGGCTCCTTATTCGTACCAAGTTACGTCAATTTGTGCTGCTTGCGCTGATCCACTTACATTGGTCATTCGCAGCAAATATGTGGTTAGCGGCTTTAGAATTAAACTAGCAGATAAAACATCGCCACCAGTTGCCTTCTTTTTACTGCCGCCAATCAAAATATAAGTACCCAATAATGTGCCTGTAGAAGATACAGTTGGATTAAGCAAGGCAGCAGAGTTGCTTGTATTGGTGCTTTGGCGGTTTAGGTTAATTGATGTAAGCGCAGTTCCGCCAGTGACAGTAGCGCCTTCATACATATAACCTAATGCGTTACCTACGCACAGCCCTTCAACACTGAGCTTAGGCTCTATTCCTGCTCCAAACGCAATAGCAATGTCAAAGTTTGCGTTGTTAGCAAGGCCAGCAGAAAACGGATAGGTATAGCCAAGCGTATAGCTATTGCCTTCCATCAAGTTTGCACCCAATGAACTCGTTGTTGGCAATGCGTAGTCTGCGCTTACGAGAACCTGCTCATTATCACCATCTAAGTAAGATGGAGAAGTATGCTTGGTGTTGATGCCAAGCGATTCTCGTTTGACTACGATTCGTGTCATTTCTTCTTACGCTCTGCCTCAGAGTAAGCAATCGCAGCAGCTTGCTCTTTGCTGGTAACTTTTTTGCCCGATGAAGACTTGAGCTTACCTTTGGCAAACTCTTTCATTACCTTGGCAATCTTTTCTTCCTTGTTCATACGGAAGCGCCACCACCAAGCGTACCGCCTTCTTCGTCATAGCGACCTGCATACATCAAAGAACGCTGGCCAGCTCGCTGACGAGCGCGAAGCTCTGCTTGCTGTCTTTTTGCCAAGTCTGCGTCTTTAGCAGCTTGACGCTTTTCCTGTGCTTCAATCTGCTCACGCTGCAAACGCAGTTGTTCTTCTTGACCAGAAGTGTCTGGCTTACCGCCGAATAATCCGCTCATAATTTACTCCTAGCTAAGGGTAGAAGTACGACCGAGCTTCTTCAGCTCTTCTTCGGACATCAAACCACGGCCATAGCCACCACCAACACCGCCACGAGCGCGGCGAGCTGCTGATTCTTGCATTGCAGTTTGAGTGGCTGCTTTAGTTGCCTGTGGCGCAGGAGCTGGTTCTGGAGCTGGCGCTGCAACTTGTTGGACTTTTGGCTTAGAAAATACTCCGCCCATGTTATTTCTCCTTGGTAATTGCCATCATGTAGAAGTCAGCACCATCAGGGCCAAATCCTTTCATGGTTCCTTCGGTATGAAAGCCTAGACATTTTGCCCATCTCTCAGCCCGCTTGTCATCGCATCTTACGGTAATTTGTAAACGATGCAAGCTAGCCTCTTGAAATCTAAGGGATAAAAACAGTTTGGCAACCTTGGTCATCGACACGGCGTATTGCCGAGTCAACTCTTCTGTGACAAACCACGCTTCCTCTACGCCATCCCAAATATCGACCGATCCCCAGATTCCGATGGGTTTGCCATGCTTCATTACGGTAATGGCCCTACCCTGTCTGGCCTGCCAAGACAACATATCTGTGATGTCGTTAGGGCCAAAGGCTGTGACATCCTTCTGCTCGACCTTGAGGTGACGGGTGTGTTCTGGGAGAAAGGGGACGAAGATGATGCCCGGAGGGGCTTTGATGAGATGGTTAAAGTCTAACGCTCTCATACCGCAAACACATCGAACTCAGAGGTCGTCAGGGTCTGCGCTATAAAGGTTTTGTTGGTGGAACTGGTGTTTTTCCGGGTCATATTCCGGTATTCGCCACCACCTACCAAAAGGTAGCCAAATGCGTCACCCACATGCGAGTGTTCATTCTTATTTGGCGTGTCCTTGAACCGCTCTTGGCCTGCACCGACAGCAATTCGCTTGAAGTGATAACCGCCTGAAAGGGATTTCCTCAGCAATTTACACGATTTATGTACTAACAGTCCTGGTTTTCCCATGACGAGGCGGTTCATTGGGGCAGCAGAGGCTTCACGGCGAGCCTTAAAGTCATTGGTCGCCGTAGGTTGCGCCCGTAGCCCTAGGGTACGCAGGTACTCAAAGGCTGTGGTTTCGTAAATAGCATCTCGTTGCTGACCCGCAGGGTCACCCCAGACCAGCACTTCATAGTTGGGAAACCGGGTTTGTAGCTCAGAAATCAATTCGTTACCGAATCTTTCTAATCCCATGTCGAAAGTGACGATTTCGTGGAATACCCGCCACTGCCCTGAGCTATGACGCTGCCCAAATACAGCCGCAGGGGTCAAACCAAAGTCGAGTCCTACCTGAATTGGCAGGTTTGGGTCTGGCACGATCTCGTCAGACGACATAATCATGTCATCGTATTCAGGCCAAACAGGTTTACCTTCCTGTACATAGGTGTACCGGCCTTCGGCATAACAGCGAATCCAGTCTAGATTCTTACCCGCTAGCTGCTGAAGGTAGTACCCTGCTGGAAGATTCTTGAGGTTTTCGCCTTTCTCATTGAGTTTCCACCAACGACCTGCTGCAAAGATGTGGTCATTCGCCTCAGGATTGTCCGGCAATGTTTCATGTGGAACCTCCACAATACCGCCAGGTTGGTGAAAGAACTTCCACGCAAATTTGCCGGTAATTCGTTCCTTTTCCGCTAGACGGAACCACCAATGGTCGTCATCCATGGGGTTGGTATCCATCCAGATGCCATGCCATGTAGCGCCACCATCCCGCTTACTGGGATAACGGCCAACACGGTGGGTAAGGCCATCAATCACCGCCTTGGGTAGCTCTCTAGCCTCATTCACCCAAGCGCCCGTCAACTCTAGGGACAGCAGCTTCCGCACATCCTTGGGTTGGTCAAGGGCCATAAAAATAACTTCACAGTCCACCCCAGCCGCATCTCCTCTTGGAGGCAGCTTAATGTGATGGGTAATCGGTGGAGTCCAGCGCAATGGCCCAAAAACATGTTCAGGGAAGATGTCTGTCCAAGTCTTAATGGTTGTGGTCTTCAACTCCGGGTAAGAGTTACGCACAATCACGAATCGGGAGTACCGGATGCCATCAATCGGACTGGGTTTCTGCTGTAAGGCAATCCTCATCACCTTCAAGCAAGACACATAAGACTTACCCGATCCTACTGGCCCCATAATCCCTGTAACAAACGAGCTGTCTTGCAGGAATTTGTACGCTACCGGGCTGGATGTTAGGTCAACATTGACCCCAGGAAAGCCATCAGCCACTGGTTACCTCAGCGTCTTCGATGATTTCTGGAGCCTTCACATTAAACCCAATGACAGATGGTTTATCCATATTCTGCTCAGGCTCCATCAGGCCAGCAGCTTTTGCCAGAACCCGAAGGGTAGCGTTCTTGTCATGCATTTCCACGCTAGTGGACACCGATCCATCCTTATTCACCGTACTGGTGACCTTCTTAATGGCTCTGTGGGCATACTCAGGGATGTCTTTGCTGGCCTTTAGCTTCACATTGCCATAAGCATCCCACTCCATGACATCCTTCACGCTAGTGGTCGCCAAGCAAAGCAATTCAGTCGCAATCGCCTCCCTATGTTTTGCAATGGTGGACGACTTCTCCAACTGCTTGGGTCGTACTCCACCAAAACCCTTCAAGGACGGAATCTGGTTTTTGTTAGCCATATCTAACAACTTAGCCTATTGACCTAAGGTTTGGCAAGAGGTAGATTTGCCTAAAAGGTAATTCTGCAAGGCGACCGTAGCCCTCACAGGTAAGATACTCCAGTCGCCCAATCAGTCAGGGATAAACGCTAGACAGGCGATAATTCTTGCAGAAACCAGTGCTAGGCCAACACCACGAACTGAGTCCGATCCAGATGTAGTGGTCAAGGTAGTCGGTAAGCTTATAAATCAGAGAATTTTTAAGCAAAACCCCTAACTAGCACTCGGTATTCAAACCTCTAACAAGGGGCGGAGTAAGCCTATTGCCTTTAGTCCTCACAAAGTGAGCGCACTGTACTCAAGTCGGCTCAACTCTCCTCACAAAAGCGCAAATCATGAAATTTCTGGAAAATTTTGTGTGTGGGGGATACGCATATAGTCCACCCCCTACCCCCCCAAAGGGTGCATCTGTTTAGCGTACCAGTACCCCAACGCTCGGAGGAGGCGCACTAGTGGCGCTTAAATAAGCCCTAGCGGCTTCTTTGAAGCCTTCAACTGTGTAGCGGTAGGTCAGTCTACGGTATAGCGTTGGTTCATCTGGTGGCGTGATGTTGAAGCGTTCTTGCATAAGAGTACGCCAACACACATACAAGCTAGTAGCATCAGCCAATGGTTGCGGAATAGATTCTTTCGTTTCTCTTATGCTTTCAGGTTCTCGCATAAGGTTTTCTTGATTCCCTGCTGGTTCCCATCCGTCTGCGTCTGGTTCCTGGTCTGGATCATAAATCACTAGGCGTGGCTTAGCCTTCATTCCTACTGTGTAGCTATTGCGTACTGTCTTGAGGTAACCGCGCTTGGTGAGCTGGGTGATGTGCTGCGATACCGTGCTGAGCGTGTATCCCGTGTCGTCTGCGATTCGCTGAACGCCTGGCCATGCTTCGCCAGTCTTTCTGGCATAGCTACAGATTGCCATCAATACGCGCATTCTTCCGTAGCTCATTGTCGGATCTTTGAGGGATCTGTACGGGATGACAATGAATGTGCGATTGTCTTTTGGTGGTTCTGGGGTGATTTGGTCTGCGTTGATTGGGTTTAGATCCATGTTGCGGACACTATCA